AACACCATTTGCCGAACCGTAATATTTCCGATGTCTGCCGAGAATGTCGATAGCGATGTATAATACTTCATAGCCTGTTTTAAAAGGCCTCGTATTTTAGTTTTATCAGGATTTTTACCTGTAATACGCTTAATGCTGATCTTTGCGGAGATATTAGACCCTGACAATCCGGGCTCTATACGGTAATCCTCCCCGACTTCCTCGACAATACCGTCTATATACTCGACAATGGCTATAAAGCCATTGTCTATGTCGGAACAGTAGATAAAGTCGACTTCTCCGAACTTGTGCGCCCGGTTATGATCTACAATAAATAGCGGAAATTCCCTTTTCATTCTTCGTCCTCCTCGTCGTCATCGACTTTAACAAGATGTTCAAGATCTTCGCTTATATACCCTTTATACTCCCTTATGGCTTCCAATTCCGAGTCACTGAGGTCGTCTATATCCTCTATCTCGATAGTATAATATCTGTCATAATCACCATCGAAGTCTATCTCTCCTGTTCTTCCGTTCTCGTCGTCCTCACTAACGACAGTGCCCACTTCGTCTGCAATATAGGGTTTGCAGAACCTCCCATACTCGTCCCTGTCTTTCGTGAACAAGCGATCTGACAACATGCTACACACATCTGAGAATGTTTCTTCTCCGACAAATTCAATATGACCGGGGTTAAAGAATCTGCCACCTCGGCAAACATGAAATGATAATACCATTGTTCTTTTTGTTTCCATATATAAGTAATTTTATTTATAATCATCTGGACCATACGGGGGTGTAGCACTCCTCGAAGTCTATATTATTCTCGATAGCTGCGCAGGCTAATACCCACGCTTGTTTGCTCGACACATTGGCAATTTTAAAACCATAGCATTCGCAACGGTCATCTATCGTTTTGGCCACATTGGAGGCAAACACATTCAACTTGATTATTTCGTTTAAAAACCGATAGAACGGGTCGAAATGCAATTTATACGAGTTGTTGTTGTTCCAACGCTCATAATTCGCAATCTGTTGTAACTCGTTGGCCAACTTCTGTGCAGCTCTATATTGTTCACTACCTTTCTGTAACATGGCTTTATCTTTTTATGTTATCGTTTCCTTTTTGATTACACTACAAAGATATATCTTTTTATTGTATATACAAAATAATGAAATAAAAATATGCGCGTAGTTAACAACATTTTACAATCAACCCCGACATCAGGCTGGTAGACATCGGGGTTACTTATTCCCTGTAAGGTATTGGTATTATGATAGATATGCGGTATTATAACAGCATTCGAACGCCCTTATAACGGTATGAGTAGAATCTTCGAATCGATGTCGAATCAGACGTTGAGCTTGTACAGCATCATGTCGGTGTAGGCGGCTTGGAAGTTCACCCGGGCGTTGAATTCAGATTTCACACAGTCCTCGAAGGGGTTGCCCACGCTCTTGTTTCTGCCTATCCAATCGCACAATTCGAGTATGGAGGATTTATTGGAGGTAAAATAGATGAAGGAATGACCGGTAAGAACCGTCAGCACGTCAAGGTAGTCGGAGAGCTTCCAGTACATCGTATAGGTCCCCACCTCGGTGGAGAGATAGGGCGGGTCGACCAGAAACACCGCACCGGGCGTATCCTTGTACTCATTGAACACCTCCCGATAATCCCGAGAGGTGATTACAAGCCCTTCCAAATAATCGGAGCAGTCCGGATAATCGTTTTTGCGGATATTGTTATAGAGGGTGTCTTTCCGCATCTCTGAGACGCTCAGCTTATACTTCATCGAAAACATAATCGAGGCAGAGAGCGTGATGAAATCGACATATCCGTTTTCGCGCTCCTCCCGCTGAATGCGGTCGAATATGCGCTCCCGAATGTCTCCGGTGATCGCCTTGTGCAGAGGAACGGTATTGCCTACGATTTCCCGAATATCGGCGATCAATCGATTGGTGCGCGGTATGTTTTCAAGCCGCTTTCGGTAGTTGTCGAAATCGTTGTACACCACGGTGGCATTCGGCTTGCACCGCTTGGCGATGTGGGAGAGCAGGCCGGAACCTCCGAACAGGTCGACGAATGTGGCATCGTCGGGAAACTGTTTCAGAACTTTTATAAACTCGCGCGCGAACATGCGCTTCTGCCCTACGAACGGGAGCGGGGCCGATAGATACATTTTCTTTTTCATACGTTCAGGTCAAATTTGATATTTTCGTTGCCGGCGAGCAAATCCCGTGTACGGGCGATGTTATTGTCGTAGATGTGCACGTTGCCGAGGTTGAGGGTGACAGATTGCAGGGGCAAATCGATTTGCCGGGACATCAGGTACAGGTGGTATATGTCGGCCGGAAGTCCGAGGTTGGCATCGGAACTGCGCTGGTAGGCTGACAGCACCAGCTCGCCGCCGTCGATTTGAAATTGTACGAGGCTGAGGCACGGGGCTTGATTGGTCTCCGCGTCGGTGGATCCGAGGAACAGCACATAGTTTTTACTGCTGCGCTTTTCCCGGTTGATTTTGGCGATGAGCGGCGGCAGCTTCTCGAAGTAGGAGGGGTAACTGTTCACCAGCGTATGGCCGCAGTAATCCCACCAACTGATACCCGCCTCCCGGTATTTCTCCACACTACGCTCACCGTTCATAAAGAGCCGCAGTTCGTCCCTGAGCTTGCGCCGGGCGATATTATGCCCCTCGAAGATGTCGAGCAGGTCGGACGGAGTCAGCGAGAGCGACTCGTTAAGCAGATAGCGGCTCGTGCCTTTCCTGCCGGTTTGCGTCTTGCCGTCGATGAGGATTCTGTCCAGTAACCGATAATATTTGTTCATGACGTGTCATTTTTTGCCGGCAAAGGTATCGTGCACATGGACTTGTTTCATGCCGGGGCGTTCTCATTCCTCTGCAAGGAGATTGCAGTCCGCTTTGAATCGTCGGATAAGGTCATATACTTTTCGCTCGCATACGCCGTATTTCTCGGCCAGCGCAGCCACGATATAGGAGGTTTTCTCACCATCGGCCAGCAGCCGGTTATAGTCGTTGAACAGGTCGATATATCGGATATCATCGAGACGAATGCCCGCATCGCGACAGAATTTCAATAGTTCCCGGTTTAATTTCAATATCTCAATCACTTTCATTTCCACAAAAAATAGTACATTTGCAATATCTCACTTACATGCGACGTATAAAAAAACACGAGAGTGGCCAAAGGGTATTTGCCCCCGGTCGCGCTCTCGTGGCGTTATGCGTTAATATGTAGGTGAGATGACTATTGACAGGCCGGGGGCTTTCTTTTTTATCCCCGTCCTCTTTCTTGACTTTCCGTGCTTTATTCCTACGTATCCATATTAGTATCCTTTTTCTCGTTAAACACTCGTTCCAGTTCTCTCGCTTCCGCCTCGGGGAGTTCCTCCCAATTTGTCAGGTCGGTTCCGTCCGGAGCACTCACCCGGTCGGTAACGGAAAGGGAGCCTTCTTTTCGGGACACCAACAGATATCCCTCTTTCGCTTTTTTCGTTTGCATGTATCTCTCTATTTACTTTACCCTACGATTATCCAGTTTTTATCCGTGGCGATCTGCCGTTCTTCCTCCGTCAGTTCCTCCGCGCCGGGATTCCCTGTGATGTCGATTTGGCGAGTCGTCCCTCCCGAGAAGTCAGGCAGTAGCTCGAACAGTTCCACCAGTCCTTTTCGCTCGAATCGGCAATATTTGATATTGATATGATTCGCATCGCCTTTTTGGTCGAACGGGCTGTCCGGGTGAAACACCAGCCGGCTTATCGGCACACTGCGGCGGGTATCCGTGCCGGGAAAGCTGACCCTACGCATCTTCGCATACGGGAAATTCACCTCTGTCTGGCGTAGCGAATAACAATATGAGAATATATCCCAGCAGTCCACATTCTCCACATTCTTGCCCAAGTCTCCCGGGAAGTTCTCCACTTCTTCCAACAGGGTACAGCTATTGGCGAATCGGATTATGTTTTTACAATTTGCCAGACTGTCGCCTGCGTAAAACTCTATTCGCCGGATATTCGAATTCGAAATAAAATCGGTCATTTGAGTACATCTGTCGTACATTTTCGGCATGCGCAACACTTCCAAGAACTTCGTGTTGTTCGCTATGCTGCTGATACCGGTACGGTTCGGATTCGAATTGTAATTCGTACTACTCAACTCGCAAGTGCTGAAATCCAACACTTCCCGGTCGATTCTCGAATTACCCAGATACGAGACATTGGCAAAATACCGACAATGTTCAATCCGAAACGGGAAATCGAAATACGAAGCCGGGACAGGGCTTCCGATCAGATATTCCACTCTCGCCTTCTCGTTGTACCTCACCTTTTTGACAGAGTAAATCAAGCCGAAACTTACCGGCTTCCACACTTCGTCGCCCTTCACCCGCACATATTCGAGCAGCGGATGGATATACTCCTCCGATACGGTCACTTGGAATTTCAAACCTTCCCCTATGCAAAGTGCGACGATCCCGTTTCGCCCGTCGATGTCCAATGTATTGTAGCTGTTGTTCCCGTATCGGGAAAATGTGAGTCCGCCATATATACCGGAACTTTTATCTTCCGCCGCGATGTCCACTAACCAGAACTCCCGGCCCCGGCTGTCCGGACGACCTGTTCCCCGAACGAACTTGTGGTGCGAGGCTCTTGCATACCGGTTTAAAATCTCTTCGCTCTCGCCGTCGCCCCAGTCCACTTTTCCCTCCACATAGGTTTGGGAAAAACAGATATCGTAATCTCCTTCGTCAAAGCTGTAACAGACGGCCCAGATATGTCCTGCCGGGCAAGATTCCAAATCCGGCCACAAAGGGTCGGGGTGATACGCCGGCATCCGCTCTATGCGCACCTCCACCGGCACACTTACCGTCTCTTTCACCGCGACAGCCTCCGGCACGACGATTTGCTCTTTTACCGCGACGGCATCCGGTACAATTATCCGCTCTTTCACCATCACGTAATTGCACTTCTCCATACCTCACACGATTTTAATGTTCGTCTCTTCATCACCGCCATACTCCCAGACTCCGCTCGCGAAATCGGAGTCGGTACGGCAATAATGCCTTTCTACGGTAAGGATTCCCTTGCGGAAAGTGTTCGGCTCGAATACGGCTATCAGCTCGCCGTCTCGAAGGACACAATTCACCCGCTTGTCACCCTCCTGCGAGACTTCGCACGTCCGGCCGTATTGATCCCGATAGATGAAGCGGAATTTCAGTCCCTCCACATCGATGGGGGAACCATTCATATCTGAAAACTCCAAACCGGCCTTAATACCTTCCCATGAGTATTTCTCTTCGTACTTTTTGTCACTCATCGCTGCCATCGGATAATGCGTTGAACATTTTTTCCACAAGGCCCTTTGTCTCCTCGACCGTGGAGGTCATGGAATAGACATTCATGTTAAAGCTGCCTTGCCCGACAGTGACATGGCCTTTTTCCACTCCATTCTCCACAATTCGGTAATTGACCGCTTGCAGGTTATCTACCGTTTCCTGTCCGTCGAATTGACGGCTGATGTTCTCGCTGATTTTTACTAACTCAATCATAATGTTTTGTATTTATGGTTAACTGATAATCCCGCTGTCGGGAATGTCGAATGTCACGTTTTTGGATAGGGAGTCGAGTTGTACGCCGGCCTCTCCCGACGAGGAGACCCCATACACGGAACAGGTCAGGTAATAGGTATGGGTTCCCGGTGGAAGGTCCGGATGTGTCGTCCCCAAAGGGATATTCAAAATGAGAATCCCGGTTCCCTTGTATTCGTAATCATAGATTGCGAGGAATCCGGACCCCGAAATGCGGAAGGTGTATTTCTCACCCACCGGAGGATTTCCGTTCGGAAAACTGAAACGCACTTGAAAGTAACTCGAAAGGAAAGTGAAATCCACGATTTTAATCGGGGTATATGTGCTGTTTATCTCGGCTGTCATGGCTATCGATGTGGGTATGGGGAAATAATCCGCCACGGTAATCTGTTTGTCGACACCCGTCCAGTATTCGAACGACTTCTTATCGATAAGGAACAATGTCACCTTCAAATTCGCCCCTATCGAATCGTCCCCCGGAAATGTGTCGCTCTGTCCGACAGGAAGTATCGGCGGAGTAGTACCGTCACTGAAAAACTTGACCTTGAAAGCGGAGTACCACACATTGCCCACCCGCAAGGTGGTTACGGTATTTGTCGAGGTATTTGTCAGCAATCGGGCAAAACTGCTTCCATTTCCATCGGTTGCCAAAATAGCCGGGTAATAATCGCCGATACTCTTGTCGGAGGCCAGCGACAGCCACGACTCGACGGGTACGCCGGTAGGATTCACCGAAGCGTCGTAATAGTTAATGTCGACAAAAAGATACGGCACGTCCGCACTGATTTCGTCAATTTTGCTTCCGGTAAGATTGGGTTCCGCATTGTGGTCGTATCCGTCGAAATCGCTCAGGCGGCAAAAATCCGTCCCCGGATGCGGATACGCCACATAATCGAAAGAGGTATCATGGATAGCGACGATATTCGTGCCGTGCGGTATCGTGGCTTTCAAGCCATAGCGTATGCCTTGATTCTTATCCGTCTCGCTTCCTTCCCATTGATCGATATAGGTAGTGACCCCGCCGGATTGCTGGGGATAGTTTTCGGAAAGCGGTGCGGCCTGCGGATAGCGCACCGGTTTATGCCGGCTCCACTTGTTGATACGTCCCGGACGGCCACCCTGCAACAGGGGTCGTTCGAGGGCAACGATGTCGGCCACGTCCCATACCCCGTTCTTCGGATAAATTCCAAGTAGGTTATAGGGGTCGGTTATCGCTACCGGAGCTGCTATCTTGTTTTTATCGATGGCCATAGGCTCACTTTCCTCCTTTCCCTTTTAATTCGGACAATTCTTTTTTCAATCGTTCTATATCTCCCATAAGGGCTTTAACCAGACGGGCGGTCTCCTGCGTTGCCCCGGCGATGGTGTTGATATAGTCGGGCGACAGGTAGTTCAGAGCCCCGTAACCGTCCTCCGTTTCGTAGGCCATCGATGGCAATACCTCTTTCACCTTTTGATAGATCAGCCCCGTATGGGCTTCCCCGTCCACGCCGCCCTTGTTACGCTTCCGTGCTTTTTCGGTGTATAGAAAATCGCATACCCTGCCCATAGCCAAGAGCCTGTCGGTATAACTTCGGGTGTAATCGAAATCTCGCTTCAAACGTTTGTCCGAAGTCGTTAGAGCGGTGACCGAGCCTTGTGCCGAGATATTGCCTTGCGACGATATATCCCCTCCGGCCGTGATGTTACCGTCCGATGTGATATACCCGTTCGAACGGAGATAGTTTGTGGCCAATATTCCGCCATTATAGATAGTAACCCTCTTGCTACCGGTTTCCGCCACGACTCCTGAACAGTAAATTCTTTCAACCCCATTTATATCTCCGCTCATGGAAATGCTGCCTACACCGGTCAGATTACCCGAAACGTCACCCGTACCGTCGAACGACTGTCCCCAAATCGTCTGGGAACTGGCTAATTTATCGGCTTGGCTGCAAGTGACGTTGTCGAGACGGGAGTTCGAGAAATACGTGAAATTACCGTCCCGGAGCACGACTATCCGGTTTTCTATCTCCTCGCTCGTGTCGGCAGGTTTGTCGAGAGTGGTTTCTATCTCGCTCGTATATGTGTCGATATAGAGGTACTCTTTCCCGACGGTTCTGAACCGGAACTGGTTATGCCATTGCGTATTCGTTTTTACCCACACGTTCCCGCTCTTGTCTATACAGGCATGTATGTACAGGGCCCTCTGGGATTGACTCTTCTGCATGGTCATCAAGTTAAGGGATATAGCACCCTCCCCACAGGTAAGGTAAAGCCTTCCGTAAACGGCGCCTCCGGTCACATAATCCTCGACGGCCTCGATTTCGATGACCACGCCCGAGTAATTCGTATGGCTGTCCGTGACGGTAGCAATCTTGTTCCAATACCAACGACTCTCGGAATCTATATACTTATGCGATGACAGAATAATCCACCCGGCCTCTTGGTAGTGATAAATGTCCTTGTTCGCAAAAGCGTTCGTGTTGGCGGAATTTCCTGACGAGACGGCATATCCGGCATTCGTGGCATAATCGGCGTTGTTCGCCTTGCCTACGGTCAGACCCGTATATGTGCCGCTCACGTTGTTTATCTCGGCCAGCGAATAGGTAGGCTTGTTCGGCTGCTGCACCCAATCGTACAGGGTGATGCCTTTGGTGACAACGATATTACCACCCGTTTTGCTGACGGCCGTCACCACATTCCCTGTACCTATCGTAGATGCGCCGGCGTTGGCGAGTTTCCAAATCTCGTTGATGGTATAGGCGTTGAAGGTATCGGTAAGGGTGGCGTTGTCGAATGCGCCGCCCAGATCGTCGAACCCATGAACGAGCTTGATGAGCCCTCCTCCGCCACCGCCGCCCCCTTCGAGGCTGCCGAGACCGAGAGCCGAGAGGCTCCCGGTGGTATAGAGGCTTATCGGTTCCCCATTTTTCGAGTCGTACACTTTAATGGCCTTATTGGCGGCGTCCCATACCAGCGTCGCCCCGCCGATGGTAACGCTATGGTTGACATCGATGTCGGTCATGGGCACGAGGGGCGTGACATCGAGCAGTTTCCCGCTCTCCGAATCTTCATTAAGCTGAAAGATGTTGAGATAGGCGTCGATGAGTTTGTCGCCGAAGTAGAATGCCCCGAGGTTGGTGTCGATTTTCCCTTTCTTGTCCCACCGGATATTTCCGGCGGCCAGATAGCCCGTGCCGTCCATGCGGATAAGGGCCGTGGCCTCGGTTCCGGCAAGGCCCTCCTTTTCGACGTATTTCCCGGATTCCTCGTCATAGACAAAGCGGTCCACGGGGTCTCCGCCCGCCCAATAGGAGATACTGCCGGTTCCCCGGTCGAGACCGCTCACCCCGCTCATGACGACATACTCGCCTTCGGGAGTGCGGTAACCGAGCTGCACGAGGCTCGTGGCGATGACACCCCCGTCGATGGTGGTGTCGTTACGGAAGGCTTCTTTGAGGTATTCGCGCTCTTCGAGGGCCTTGTCGAGGTCGTCGTAGTGCTCGGTAATGAATTTACCCTTAATTCGTAGCACCTTATTCACCGAGTCGTAGACCAGATAGGTGTTTTGGTCGGGGACACCGACGGCAAAGTCGCCGAGGACTTTGAGGAAAGCCCGGGCGGTGTTCTTGTCGAACCCCTGACCGATGATATCTTTCCCTTGCAGGGTGTAGGAGTCGATACCCTGCAACAGCTTGACGCTGGGCGAATCGACGGCGACGGAGGAGATGATGACGGCGTTCTGTCGCCCGGGCTCCTCGCTGCCGCCCACCACCGGGTCGTACCCCAGCTGGATAAGGGCGTCTCCGGCTACGGGGATATCCGAACCGGCGTCGGCATCCGTCTTGGAGAGGTCGACGTAGTTGTCGCCGACCCCGACCACCTTGCGCCAGTAGTAGCGGGGCTTCAAGGTCTCCATCCGGTCGACCGCCCGGCAGATGGCCATATCTCCCACGATGAAGTCGTTTTCCGAATCGATTTCGCCATCGTCCGCATAACAGCGGTAATGCGTTTCGAACTCCTCTACCCGGAAAAGGTTTCCGAAGGAGGCGGAGCTGACGATATACTCCCCGGCAATATGGGTGACCCGGTTGACCTGCGTCTCCTGTATGGTCGCTTTCTTTCGGATAAAGATGTGATCCGCCTCGATATAGGTGTTGCCCTGTTCATCGGTTCTGAACGTTCCGCCGCTTACGAGGGAGGAGTAAACTCCGATGTCCAGCCCTTTCGCGAAGGTGATTTTCTCCTGTGCCGTGTCGGGGCGCAGGCGGCTGAGCGCCTCTTTGAGGGTACGCCGCGCGCTGAACACGTTGTTGTCGGTGGGCAGGGTGTTGTCCCAGCTCCGGATCAGGTCGGGGAAAGAGCCCGACGTGGCCTCCCGCACATAGTTCTCGACGGCGGTGATGTTGTCGTTGATGGTCGTCATCGCCCCGGTACTCGTGGCGTCGCTGATTTCCAAATCTACCTGTGAGGGAAGGTTGACCTTCCGCGTGATTTTGGTAATGCGGCTGCTGCGATAGCCCGTCTCCGGAAAATATTTGTTACTTTCGAGCCGCACCCTTCTCCCCACATAGAGGTCGATGGCGTGGTCTTCGATGTAGACATGGTCGGTCGGCGCCTTGTAACGACTCACATCGATGGCGTTCTCCTCGTTATATTTATCGACGGCCTCCTTGAATTCCTGCTCGGCCAACGGATAGTATTCGTCCGGCATGCGGATATTCCAAAGGATATACTTGTCGCCTGCTTGGGGCGACAAGGTGTCGTTGGGAAGCTGCGTGTCGTCGTCATAGGGCCAGATGGTGATGATCTCGAACTCCCGGGTGTCGCTGTCGTAGTTGACCTCGAAGTAATAGGTGCCGTCGGCTTCTTCTCCGAGCCCGGCCAGTTCCGAACCTTCCTGAAAGGATACCCGTTTGACCTGCCGGGCCAGCTCGTAATCGTTCGGGTCGAAATCGAGGGAGTCGTCTTTAAAATAGAATATCGTAAAGGGGTTGCCCTCCTCGTCCTTCGTCTCTTCCTTCCGCACCGAGCTCACCGTACCGATACGCTTGGGGTAAATGCCGGCGAAAGCCTCGGCTTCGTAGTGGTGCCATACGCCGTACTTGTCGACATTCACATCGACGTGTTTCACGCCGCCGGGCAGTTGCAGCCGGGTGTGGCCGTATTTCTCCGGGTCGATGTTGCGGGAGCTGCCCACCGGGTAGAGCCGGGTGTAGAACTTGGCGTTGTCGGCCATGTCGCCGCTCAGCGAGAGCAGCCCCTTGCCGTAGGCCAGCGTCACCTCCTCGCCCTGTTCGCAGCGGCAGATATTGACGGTCTGCCCCTCGACCCACCATTCGGCGCGGTGTCCGACCTTCTCGGCCAACTCTTTAAGTGCCTCGTCGCAATATTTTCCGAAATAGTCGATGACGATGTTGTCGGCGCCCTCCACCGTGCCCACCTTCCAGTCGCCGCTACCCATGCCGTTGTTAATACTTTTTACGATCAGGGCGACATGGTCCCTCGGCGGGGCGGTCAGGGTGAAGACCGGCTC